TGTCTACAGCGGTTACCCAGCCTAGCTCTCTAGCAAATTCAATTCTACTGATATAATTATGTACATATCCGGTGTTTATTTGTTGATTAATTGATTCAATGCCACGCACATAGTTAAATGTATCAGAATTAATAGTAACATCGAAACTAATGTCACCAATGTTTCCTACATCAGTAAATCGTACGGGGAATCCTAAAATAGGATCGTCAACTGTTAATGGATTAATACCATATGAAAATAGGGTACTTCCTGTAAAGTTTGTACTATTGTAAAACGTACTGTCTCCAAAACTGATCCCGTTATCATCAAATATATCAAATAACGGCGCCTGATTTACAGTTACTTTCTGTTGTGCTTGCAGCCATTCAATACCATCAAAGTAGAATGTTTTACCTTGCTCGCTGAAGCCTCTCGTAATGACAACCTGCTGATCAACTTCAACATTGGTATCTTCGGCTTCGATGAGTACGATTTCTGGGCTGCCGCCTAGTGTAGTGACAACAATGTCTACAATATAGATTTTATGCTTTGTGCCTTCGTCGGTGTCATTAGAGAAAATAATTCTTGAACCAGGGAATACAGCATAGTTGCTTACAGTAGTATCAGTGCCGACCATTGATGTTGTGCCACCAACAATGTTTTGCGGGAACGGATAGCTAATAGTTAATGTAGTGGTCGTGCCGTCATCAGTAAGGTTAATAATTTGTGCGTTAGTAGGGATGATGTTCAACACATCTCCCACGAACATACCGATTTGGAATGTTCCGGTAATGTCACTTGTCGGTATTGTAATAGTAGCTTCGTCGCTAATTAACAATCCGGTGCCTGTTCCAGGAGCTAGTAAAGTACTGCCATTCACACTGCAAACAATTCTATCGCCCGGTACATAGACAACACCTAATGTTCCTGCTAACATATTCCATGATGCTTGTAAAGTGGAGGTAACATCTACTAATTCATACGTCTTACCCTGTTCCATATCTACAACATCAGTGGCATCTACGGAAATATTATTGGCTACAACCGCAGTGTCACCAGTGAATGTTTCTACGTCAGGGTAGTAATTTGCTAATCCAGCAACTTCAGACAATGCATCTGTTGCACGAGCGTCAAAAAAATCAACTGCTCTTTTGCCATCTGTGCCTGAATTAAACATCTTTAAGTTAGGATAAAACTCAATGATTGGTCTTTTGGCTTTGTTTTCAAAAGTTGCATACTCTGTCAAAATACTTGGATTGTCATTGTATTGTGCAGTTGCGTTGATAACGTCAATGTGAAACCATCTGTTGCTTCTTGACCATGCGTTCTTACTAATGCTATCTCTAGCAATTGTAATATAGTCAGGGTCTATAGGAACAAACAATTCTATGTCGTAATCGGCATCATCATACCCGATAGTGTCGTATGGTATGAAGTCTCCCCTAGTAAAGCCTTCCGGACAAACTAGATCGGTTGTTGCCAACAGAGAAATTGATGTGCCCACACCTTCAACATAGTATTCGCCCGAACGATATGAGTTGGGGAAAACGTTACCGTCAAATTGAACTTTCAATCCATTTGAAAACTGTACTCCGTTTGGTGAAGTATAATTAGTTTTTCCTAAAATTTCTGCTTCAATATTAATAAAATTGTCTAGATCGGTATCGGAAATCTTAATTATTCCAACTTTATTTGGATTAGTTCCATCTTGATAATATAACACATCAAGTGGCGCAGTAATGATAGGAATCAAACTGATTACGCCTAATGTATTTCTATAAAATGATCTATTAATAAACTGTGTGCCAAATCTTGGAGTAATTTTTTCGTTATTGGGTATAACACCATCAGGCAATAATCTAATAATAGGATTATTGATGTCACCTAAAAATTGAATTCTGTAAAAGTTCTCACTAACTGTGGTATAGAATCCCTGTTCATACTGCCCTTGATTAATATTAGCAATCATCTCAGCTCCGGACTGAGTAGATACCGTTAGTGTAGGTCCACCGAGATCTTGAGAAATAGTGAATGTCGATGAGTTGATAATTTCTTTAACAAAATATACTTGCCCTTGAACAACTCCGCCCAACATGATTCCGCTAAATGTTACAGTTTGATTGACGAGTAATTCGTCAGTTGTGAATCCGCTTGCTAAGGTCAAGACATTACCTGCACTATTAGTGGAGGCTACCGTAATAGTTTTAGGCTCTGTAAAGAATGGATCATTGGTGTCATAAAATGTTTCATCGTAATACGAAGAAATATAACCAACCTCTTCTGGCACTCCTGTATCATAAAACATTATGCGTAGGCCATTTAAGCCAGTCACGCCATCAATATTGTCTAAACCAGGATAGCTTATTCCGGTAGCTAGATCATTAATAGTATATAGATTTTTACCATTGATTTGGTCAAACGGAATATCAGATACTACATCAACTATATTATTTCCTGGAAAAATAAATTGATCTTGTGCATTTTTTAACGGAACATTAAATGTTACTCTTCCTTCTTCTGCACCATTGTTATCTACGCCGAATACTTCACGCAGTGGTAAATTAGGCTGGGTTGCAGAGAATCCAGTGACACCGGGTTCAGTTTGAATCCAAAACTGTGAAGTTTGATTTACATCAAAAGTATATGTTCCGCCACGTAGCACAGAAATTGTTGGGTTATTTCCGGTGCCTATTAATGATCCGACTTCAGTAATTTCATAGCTATTAGCAAAGTCAGTAACAACATAATCTTGATTTATGAACACGGTGTTTGGAGCAACTGTTACAGCCGGAGCACCAATTGGCAACCAATAATATTCGTAATAGTTAACTAGTTTATCTAAATTAGTAAAACTATCCCATGAATAAATTTCGCTATTGAATAATCTATTATTGTTATTCGTAATGCTTCCTTGTTGCTCAAGTGCATCAATCATACCCGGATAGGTAATAAAGTCGTTAGCAATTGGTTCGCCTAACTTAGTAAATACCACACTTGGGTCTAACTGATAGTCGCTGCGAGTTTTCGTAGGTTCAGTAACATAGTAGTCAAGGGCATTGATTCCCGAACCAAATCTGCTACCAACATAACCTTGAACACGGGCAACAGACGGGTTACTTACTAACCGATCAAGCGATGCTGCAAGGAACTGACTGTTCGTAGGTGTTTGGAAAATTTCCGGAAGAAAGTTTAATGTTCTGATTCTAGCCATATGTATACTTATCTTATCTGTAATTCGTCGGGTGTTAATGCGGGGATAACGAGTACATCATTTGATGTAGCAGCGTTAACAAAAATTTCAAAAGGTCTACATTTTATTTCATATAGGTCTCCAAACCTCATTGAGGGATCGTTAGGTACTAATACTGCGGAACTGATTAAGTCACTAGCTTCGGCGTGTAGATATGCGCTGAGTTCGGAGAAGTAGAAAGTATCGCCGAAGTTCCAATTATTAATGTTGAAGTATTGATCCATTGCTGCTAGTACCGCACTTCTTATTTCACTATCACTTGCATTTGTTGTGCTGTCTTTAATTACTTTAATAGTCGCTCTCAGTGCCGGATCTGCTTTAGGTCCAAACAATGGCTTAAACTCTACACTATTTAATATTACAGAATCCGACAACATTTTATAGTCTTGTAATTCAGTGTATTGAGAAGACAATTCAGTAATTGTTGGTCTATTCGGTTCAGGAATAGTATTTGTTATGTCAACAATGTATCTCTGATATTCTTCATAATAGCTGAACGTAACAACATATAAATCAATGATGTTGGTTGTTGCTGGATCAATTCTATTAGTGTTGTTTGAGTTGTGCTTGTACTGATAGCTCAACCCTTGTCTACCTGACTTTACACTATACTGCGGTTGTTCTACTAGTACATAGACAATAGTAGTCACTGTTTGATCTTGCACTGTTTTGAAAAATTTATTTTCACCAAATGCATAAAATAATTGACCGACCGGATAATCATACTTTACCAATTCAATTTGTGTTTGTGTAGGATATTGAAATCTTACTGAGCTAGTAGGAATAATAAATTCCTTAGTAAGATTGATTGGGTCTTGTACAGTTTCAAAGAAAACATATATACCAAAATTATTATTACCCGTTACGAATCCAGTAATCTCATTAAAGAAGTCCGGGTTAAGAATCAATTGATTATTGTTTACATCGGTCGCAGCAACTTCAACTTCAAAATCATTTACGTAGCCGTCACTTTCAACGGTCTGTCCCACAATATTAATTTCAGTATTTTTACCAATTGCACTAGTAGATGAAGGTAATGTGTTAATGCCTAATACTGAAACATTATCTTGAATAATCTTTCCAGTAAACGGATCATATACTAATTCATCTCTTGCAAAAGTAAATCTAGTATCTGCTACGCTGCCAAAATAGTATGACAACGATCTATAGGTTACTGTATATCTATTGTTACCTAAGCTGGTAAATTTCACGAACCAATTGGGGTCAGTAATCTTTTTAATTGACCAGCGTGACTGATTGATCATTAATGAGTTATTAAATACTAAAGTAAATTCTTGATTTAATTCAAGTCTGATTACTGCCTCTTGAATTATTTCTCTAGGAATAACGTTACCAAAAACAGGAATGATAGTACTTACGATAACATCGCTAGGTACATAACCACTAAGTCTGATAGGGCCTGCGCCATTAGCAAAGCTTCCTTGATTGTTGTTTGAGCCGTCACCGACAACATTCAACACAGTAGTCCAAATAAACGTGCTGTCGCCAGGTCCTGGAATGCCTGCTACGAGTCTGTTATCTTTATCAAAATAAAACCCTGTAGGTGCAGTAAATTGAACGATGGCACCGGTTGTCAAATACTTCAAGTTCGTAGAACTAAACACTCCTACGCTGGTAGGTTGCTCTAACGAACCAGTTATAGTATACACGTATCCTGTTTCGTTATCTGCATTTACTGTACTAGTTCTCCAGTATACTTTTTCGCTTGCCGGAGTAGATGAGGTAGTAACAGTATATCTTGGATAGTTTTGAATATAATACTGGGTAGCTTTATTTAAAGTTAATACATTGTTTAAATCATCAGTAAAAAATGCAATAATGTCGCTAGTATTATTAATTGTTAAACTTAAAAATCCATCAGTCTCGTCTTGATACAAGGCGCCGTCGTTGCCATAACTTACTGTACTAGAATATTTTCCAGTAGGATCTAACAAATCTAAATTTTTACTTACACCAACACTTGACCTATTGATTGCTTTACTCTTGACAATTGAATTGTACAGTGTATATGGGAAGTTGTTATAGTCTTCGCCGTTGACCATACGATTCTGTGTATAGTAACGAGTAGGCGCACGTTGCTTGATGCTAGCAATTGATTCTCTTGCTTGGGCAGTTGTCACTGTCTGTGTCAATGCTAGACCAACAGTTAGTGTTTCTGCTCTGCCCAAACGAGAAATGTAGGTAAACGTCACTGATAAGCCGTTCATGTCTGAAGGATAGATGGTGTAAGTAAGCGCATTGCCAGCACGTACATATGCTCTAAAGTTTCCTACAGGGATTTCACTGAACACGCCGTCACCAAACACATAAGTAACCTGATCATTGAATCGTGAGCTTACAGAAAATGTTTGCTTGAATGACCTATTACCTTGCAATGATGCGTTTGCATAGACATTTTCTACTTGACGCCACGGGTCTCTTGTGCTATCTTGATTAATCTTATATAGCCAAGTATCGGAGTTATTGATTCCTTGAATGTCGATGTCAATCGTTTGATTGCTAATTTGCTGCTGTAGGGCAAAATCAAATGTTTGTAAACTACCCTGTTTAAAGTAGAAGAAGAAACCTGTTTCGGGGCTACCAAAACAGGTTTCTT